GCGGTGGACAGGCTGAATACAAACTGGCCTAAACTCATCATCATGTTGGGTTGTCCTTTCTCTCAGTTTCGTTAACTCTCGTCATAGTCATGCATGGCAGACCGGCGCTGCTGGCTCTGTTGCCGTTCACGCCTGTCCAGCTCGGCCGCCACGGCCTTGGCAATGGCTTGCGGGTCCATGCCCGCAGGCGGGTTAATCACGATCTGGATATTGCTTGCGGCTGGTGCCGGGTGATTGCCTGCGCTGGCCGTGCTGCTGCCTTGCGCCTGTACTGGCGGGCGTCGGTCAAACTTGATCGGCTCGGCCAGGCGTGGCGGTTCTTGTCTTTGCGCTGCAAACTGCACCAGGGCGGCTTGTTGCGGGTTGAACAGTGGCGGCGGCAGTTGCGCAAATGCAGGCGTCATGGTGGCACTCAGGGCCATCCCTGCACCTATGGCCGTCATTTGCCTGGTAACGCCGTTGAGCTTGTCCAGCGGCAGCGCCTGGGCCTTTTCTATGCCTATCGACAAGCCTTGCATGGTGAATTGTCCCAGCTCCGCAAAGACCACGCTCGGCGAATGAATACCCAGCTTTTCTTTAAACCAGCTCACAACATTGTCCGCCATGCTGCTGATGGTATCGCGCACGGTGCCAGCGGCGCTGGTGATGCCATTCACCAGGCCTTGCATCATGTTGCTGCCAAACTCGCTAAACTTGGCGGGCAGATCAATGGTGAAGTAGCCATACACTGCCGCCATCATGGTGCGGAATTTCTCTACCGGGTTCCAGCCTTCTATAAACGCGCTCAGGGCAGCAATGCCGCTGTTAAAGCTGGTTTTGATGGATGCCCATAGCCCGCTAAAGAAGGCACTCACCTGCGCCCAATTGCGATAGATCAGGTAAGCCGCTGCAGCAATGGCGGTAATCGCCAGGCCTATAGGGTTCATGAGCAAGAAGCGGCCAGCCATCAGGAAGGCCCGGCCCAGCCACATCACCGCCGTGCCTACCAGGCGCAGGGCTGGCAACAGGCCGCGCAGCCACAATCCTATCCGGGCAATAAAGGGGCCGATACGCGCAAAGGCTGCACCCAGCCGGGCAAAGGTGCCAGCCAGCAAAGCGCCGCGTATCCCCAGCATGGCAAAGCCAAAGCGCAGCAAGGCCAGCGGGCCGATGATGGAGGCCAGCACGATGGTGAGGCCTCCCATCACCACCATGGTAGCTGCCAGTGCGGTAAAGCCCACCACCACGACCTTGGCGGTGGTGGAATGTTCTTTCATAAAGGTGGTGACGCTTTGCAGGGCGCTTGCCAGCTTTTGTAAGGCGGCCGCGTAGATGGGCAAGACTTGTTCACCGATTTCTTTTTCTGTGTTGCGTATCCTGGCCAGGGTTTCCAGCTCTTTGCCTTTGGCGGTGGTTTTGGCGACTTTGTCCAGGGTGTCGATATTGGCCGCGCCTGCATTTAACTTGGCGTTCTTGTGGATTTGTGCGCGTTGCAAATACATTTGCGTGAACAGGTTAGACGCCGTCCGGTTCGTCATGATGGTGGCAATGGTGTCCTTGATTTGCTCCTGGTCTGTAATGCCCTTGGCCGCCAGCTTGGGCAGCAAGACCGTTTCCATCCAGGCCATGGGGTCAGACTTCAGCAAGTCACCGCCTGCCAGTGCGCCGGGCTTGATTTGTTTGATCATGCCTATTTTGTTGTACTGCACCTTGCTGGTATCAAGCAGATCCAGCCTGCCCATTTCTTGCGCGGCGCGTACTGTGGTCCTGCCCTGGTATAGATTGGAATAGGCCGACATCAGGCCCGTACCCACGCGATGGCCGCCCATTTCTTGGATGAGTGGTTCCATTTTGTAGAAAAAGGCTTCATCTTTCATGGACTTGGCTGCTACGCCGCCCGTCTTGATAAAGTTCAGCCATTCATTGGGTCCCACGCGGCCACCTGTAGCGGTGATGACCTTTTGCACCAGGTTGGCTTCATGGATAAACCGCTCTTTGCTGGCAAGGCCGCCGCGCAGCTCGATCACTTTCAGCATGTTCATAAAGGTCTGGCCGCGTTCTGCCCCGGCTTCTTCGCCAAACATGGCGGCATTGGCAAACTTCATCTTTGCCAGAGTGGGCAAGACCATCTCAGCGTGGTGCAGGTCTGCAAACACGGTCAGCGAATCGCGCATCAGTTCCATGCTTTCCAGGCTGCTGACGCCATAGGTTTTCATACCCTGGCTAAACTTGATGGCGTCGGCTGAGATTTTATCGCCCATGCCCAGCGCCACAATGCGGTTCATTTCCGTTTCAAAATGCTTGGATTCATTCAAGGACTTGATCATGGGCATACCCATCACCGCGCCTGTCATCGCCATATCAAAACCAGTCATCTTGGCATTGCTGGCCGCATTGCGGGTACTGTCCATACGCTGCCTGGCAGCGGCAACCTGTTGCTGCCGCCTTGCCAGGCCAGCTAACTGCTGTTGCTGGGCCGCTATTTGTGCATTGGTGGCCGCCATGTTATTGCGCAAAGTGCGTTCATGGGCGCTCAGTTGCTGGGTGCTGATACCTGCCGCGTGCAGGCTGCTGCGCAAGACTTGCAGCTGTTGGCTTTCTCGTTGTAGTTGTTCCTTGATCAGCCTGGCTGCCCTGGTGGCGCGGTCAAACTCCCGCGTCATGGCGCGGGTGGGGTGTTGGGTGTTGCGCATTTGCTCGGCCAGAGCTTTGACCTTTTGCTGGGCAGCACCCAGCCGCCCGGAGGTTTCGCGCAAGCTGGCAGACATGCGCCTGAAGCCGGTAATGTTTTTCTGTTGCGCGTCCATTTCCTTGAGGCGGTCGCGCAAGGCTTTGAGGGCTTTGCCGCTGGCCGACGACTGGGCCATGATGCGCTTCAAGGGCGCGGTGACGCGCTCTATCATGTTAAAGATTACCTGCAGCTTCAGGTCACGTGCTGACATAATTACTCCGCTGAGTTTCTCACTCTGGCGCGTTCACGCCAGTCCATTAAATCCAAAACAGTCAAATCATCCATGGCAGACGGCGGCCAGTGAAACACGATAGCCAGGTCTGCCATGGCGTCTTCTATTCTTTCTGGAAGACCATGCGGTCCGCTTTCTTGACCAAAAAACCTGCTACTTCCATGCCGATATCCATCAAGTCAGCCGGGTCGAGGCTGGCAACATCTTGCGCGGTAAGGATGGGGGCAGTAATACGCGGCAAGACTTGCTGCAGGGCGACCACGTTCATATTGCCCAGGTCGATCAAGGAAACGCCGCGCAGTTCGCCTGCCTTTGGTTTGCGCAGAGTGATGGTGGTAATTTCGGTGTCTCCGCGTTTGAGTGGTTCATCCAGTGTGATGGTTTTGGTGTTGCCATTGATAACGATCACTTCGTCTTTGTTGATTGCCATGGTTTTGCTTTCTAAATGATATGGGTTTTACTACTGGTTGAATTGCTTGTTTTGCTAGCTGCTTACATGCCTATGGCGGCGCGCAGCTCGGCACGGCGGTCTATGCCACCGACGATTTCCACGCCGTTGATAAAGTCCAGCTCGATGATGTCTTCGCCGTTGATCATCAGCTTGTAATAGCTGCAAGTGGTCTTGTACTTGTGTTCGCCCTTGTCGGCCATCTTGGCGCTGCCCATTTCGATTTCCTTATGGCGGCCACGGACGACGATTTCAACGGCGTCCACCTGGGCGGTATCGTCATTCTGGTAGGCACCGGCAAAGCGCAATTGCACGGCGTTGTGGGTGACGGCACCGTATTGCAGCAAGGCGTCATACAGCAGGCCGCCAGCGGTCCAGTCGAGTTCGATTTTTTCATTGTGGTAGTCAATCTCGATAGGCCCGGACATGCCGCCTGCGATGTAGTCTTCCATCTTGCGCGACAGTTTTGGCAAGGTCAGTTCAGGCACCAGGCCCAGATAGGACAGGCCGTCATTGAACAGGTTGAAATCTTTAAGCTTGCTAGGTAATCCCATGGTTTGCTCCTGGTTGTTGGGGATATGCCCGTCATGCTGACGGGCGGTTTACTGGTTTAGGTGGTGATTTGCTTGGCAAAGTCAGCCAGGTAACGGTCTGTGATGCGCTGTTGCAGTACCAGGTCTTCTACTGGTGGCACTGGCGTGTAGTCGTAATCAATCGTCAGAGAACCGATTTTGAGACTGTCCTTGCTGTTGGCCGCTGGGTTGAACCAGGCTTTGCCGTCGATGATCAGCCCGGAAGTCTTCAAGGCGCGGAATTTGGCGTTAATGGATTCAATCAAGTCACGCACTAAGGACGGGTGCATGGGCTTGTCTACATAGCTGAAATGCACTTCGGCGATAGTGTCAGCCAGCACTTGCGCGGTACGGGTGTAATTCTCGAAGAAAAAGAATTCTGCTTCCTCGGCCGTGCGGCTGCCCCAGAAGCGGTACCCGGTTTTGTTAATGAGGGTGGTGACGCCTGCAGCGTTCAACACACCGGCATCTGTTGCCGATGATTGCAGATCCCAGAACACGTCCCGCGCTATGCCGGTCGGGCCATTGACCACGACATTAGATAAAGACTTGTGCCAGCCTGTGTCATTGTCGATCTTGGCGCGCAGGCCCAGCGCATAGGCAACAGCGGGTATGGACGCACTGGCCTTGCTGACCGTGTCAAAGTGCACAAAGTCCGGCCAAATAATCATGACCTCGCGCTGGCCGAAATGCTGGCGGTAGGCGATGGCGGCTTCCTTGGTCTGTGCGCCCCAGGCAGATGCATAGACGAATGCACGTAATTTCTGGGCAACGGCAGCCAGCTCGGTGGTCACGGCCTGCGTATCGAGGCCTGGTGCGCCCAGGATACGCGGCTTGATACCAAACTTGGTTTGCGCAGCCAGCAAGGCTTTGACGCCTGTGTATTGGCCGCTGGCTGTCACCGTGCCGACCACATTGGCGGTCTGGATGGCTTCGTCTTCATCAGCGTCCACACGCACCACGATGGTGACCGGGTTGGTTTGCAGGCTGATGGCGTTCAGTGCCTTAGCCAGCGTGCCGGTGCGGCCTGCTTTGGCGATGGCGGCCTGTACATTGGTAATCAGCACCGGCACGTTCAGGGGAAAGACCGTTACATCTGCATCGTCAGCCGTGGCAACCAGGCCGATGACTGCAGTAGAAACGGTGCGTATAGGGCGGGTGCCTTCGTTTATTTCGATGACGCGCACGCCGTGGTGATAGCTTGTTACGGGCATTGTGTTTGCTCCTTTGGTTGGTGAAACAAATAGTTAAGCAAGGATGGCTGCGGCGCGGCCTGGCTGGATCAACCCGGCGATTTCCAGCGCCTGTATGCCGGGTTCTGCTTCTGCTGGCTTGATCCAGTCAGAGTTTTCTAATCGCATCACCCAGGCTTTTAAAGTGCCGTTGCTCTCTGCTGCTGTGAGGATCGCAGCGCGTTCTTCTTTGGTGAAACGGTCGAGGAATTCACCACGGGTCAGGCGCTTGGGTGCTGCCACTGCCACATCCACCGCCCAGGTATAAGCCTGCACCGCCGCAATATCAGTCAGGGCATTGGCGGCCAGCTCGGCGGCGTCGCTGCTGCGGCGGATTGCTTCGCGCTCGGCCAGTACCTGGTCTATGTCGGCCAGGGTTCCCCAGCCTGCGGTATCGCGTTCCCTTGCGCGCTGCAGTTTCCAGTC